AATTCTTAGTGGTGCCCTTGAGGTTGCTGGATTAGATATTGAAACTGGAGAGGCTCTGTATAACTTCACGGACAAACTAAAAGATATTAACCCAAAACTTCACAACGAGCAGTCAAAATACTTTGCAGTAGAGACTATGGCTTTGTGGGAATATGGATTTTTGTCTATGGATGTAACTGAGCCAAACCCAATCGTATCTTTAACAGATAAATCCTTTGATCAAAAAGAAATTGCAAAACTAGACAAGCAACATCAGTACACACTAAAAGAGATTATTCGAATAATTCTTAATAAGGAAAAATAATAATGCAATATTTTATTGGATCAGTAATAGCCCTATTAGTCTTTGCTGCCTCATTAAGGGTCATCGTTGACATGTATATGAAAGACTCTGTTGATCAGTTGTTTAAGATTAAGTATAGTCAAAAGCATATACACACATTAATTAGGCCACTTCTTCCACCTATGGATGAAATAAATAGTATGAACAGAAAGCCTAATCAGTCTAAGAATCATATTAAAAATACTCATGTTCGTGTATTAATTATTGACGACAAGGCATACTGGAAAAAGGATAACGTTCTGTATGTTGCAGACATTCACGACAATGATATAGATAGAGATAATGCTATCAGAGTTGACATAATGGGTATGGATAAGGTAGAATTAGATAAGATGTTGTTCATTGTAGACCAACTATCAGAAGGAGTGGATGATGATAATCGCAGTACAGGGAACGAATAGTTTTGATGACTATCAGGTATTCCTAAGAGCCATGGGCGTTGCCCTTTCATCAATGAAAGATGATGATCCATACTTTTATATCTACTCTGCAGGTCCAGCAAGGATTAACTCAATGGTTTCAGAGTTCTCAAACCTTTCGGAAAGAGGAATGAAGTCTAGGGGTAAAAAGTTAAAGCACTACAAGGTTCCACCAAGTTGGTTGAGTGAAAACATGGACTCTATTGGTTACTTTGCTTACCTAAGTAAGCCTAAAGAACCACTGTCCAAGTTAGTCACTGAGGCTCAGCATAAAAATGTTGATGTCGGAATCTATCGTTACTAATAAAAAGGAAAACATGTTAATTAAGTCATTAGAACAAATGGAAACAATCGTTGCACAAAACAAAGTTTTGTCTTGGGATGGTTGGACAGTTCTTGAACGCTACCCTTCAGATAAGGGTAGAACATCTGACCGTGGGGTTTACCAAAATGGTATCTGGCATCTTCAAAAGATGTTCTCTCCTACACGTGATGGATGGGAAATACCAAATAAATATGTGAGGTAAACATGAATAAGCATAAGTGGAAAGACGATGCTTCATGTTTAGACTATGATACAAACATATTCTTTGATAAGTATGAGGAAGAAGAACTTCTAAGACCTGCAGTTGATGATCTATGTATGTCATGTCCTGTTATGAAGTCTTGTTTTGCTGTTGGCATTAGTCAGCAAGAATGGGGCGTATGGGGCGGTATCTACCTTGAAGGTGGAGAAATATCAAAAGAGTTTAATAACCATAAGAGTAAATCAACATGGGGTTCAGTATGGCAACAGTTAACTATGGGTGGATAAAATGTATACAGAAGCAATGAGACGTGCTGCAATGTCACTGACACCACCAAAAGATTTCTCTGTTGAGATCTATGACAATGGAGACTTTCTTGTTGTTCGTGCCAACGCACATCAGTTTATAAATCTTTATCATGATGAAAAAATACAAGCAGCAGAGTATTTGATTAGATTGAAAAAGGCTTTAGAACAAGAAGGAGCAATGGTTCTTTTGGTACGTAGTGAATTAGGAGATGACACAAAATGATGGATCTAGTAGTATATCTATTTTTAATCTTAATTATTTTTTATATGGTTTTGCAAAATATAAAGACTAAAAGAAAATTCTCCAAAGCAGTTGAGACCTTGTTTCAACTATATATAGATAAAAATATCTCTGATAATCTTGCTAAAGAAAAATTAGAGGAGTTGTCTGTAGAAGATCAAAATAATAAGATAAGCCAGGATGACTTCATTGTTTTCTTGACTCAGTCTAGGCAGTGGGCTTTTGATTATATTGAGCAAACTCAGGCTGCTATACAAGAGTTTAAGGACTCTGCTGGGCCATCCCTTGAGTACTTCAAGGAGTACGGGGCGGTAATGAATCTACCAACAGATCAACTATTTAATCAAATAATGCCAGCGTATGATAAACTTGTAGATATGCTACCAAAGGATAATGAAGAGAATGAGATTTAAAGGTAAGGGATACATCGATAACTCTGCTTTTTTTGTTTGTTGGGAAATTGACTGCAAAGAAGAAAGCACAAGAATATGGGCAAATAGTCAGGGCCCAGTAATAGACTTGTGTGACTTTCACTACAATCAAGCAATATATGAACAGGGGATGTAAAATGAAAGATATTATCTTGTCAACACTAACAGGTTTTGGATGCGGTGTCGTGTTCGCAGCATTCAAATTGCCAGTACCAGCACCACCAGTTTTTGCGGGAGTCGCAGGAATTATTGGTCTATGGATTGGTTTTACAATACTAACACGAGTTATATCCTAGGAGGAATAAAATGAATACACAAATTAAGAATGCTCTAGCATCTTACGGAAGATCAGTACTCGCAGGTGCTGCAGCGCTATACATGGCAGGATTGACAGATCCAAAGGATCTAGCATTCTCATTGCTATCAGCAGTAATCCCAGTTGCACTAAGAGCAGCAAATCCAAACGATCCAGCATTTGGTAAGTTGCCAAGTGTTGAAGAGGTAGATCTTGCTGTAAAGACTGCTCCAAAGAAGAAGGCACCAGCAAAGAAGGCTGTTGCAAAGAAGACAGCGAAGAAGTAGTAGGTATGAGGGGGAGGGAAACCTCCCCTTCTAACTATATGGGCAACTACTCTAACACACAAAGACTAAACTATCTGCGTCAATCTTTTACAAATAATACAGATAGGTATAACCAAACCAATTTTAAGTTTAACCACAAGGTACCATTTGCTGTTTCGTTTGATGAAATAGAGTTTGTAGATACATTAGAGCAGGTAAATCTTTTTACTGAATGCTTAAAGGATTTTTTTGACAAAGCATCAGTTGAATTGTCAATAATAAAAAATGATAACGGCACAAAATCAATAGATGGAGTTTGTGATAAAGATTCTCTGTTTTGGCAACTAGATGGAAGAGCACATTTTTCTGCATCAGGTGATCTAGATGTTCCTAGGTTTGATGCTGGCGACTTGATATATTTAAAGAAAGACTCTGTATATACTATAAATACAGGTATACAAATGGCTATTGCAGTTTTTAAAATATAGTACCCCTGGCAAGAATCGAACTTGCGACGCATGGCTTAGAAGTCCATCGTTCTGTCCACTGAACTACAGAGGTGTGGAGCGGATGATGAGAATCGAACTCACCCCTTCTGCTTGGAAGGCAGAGGCACTACCAATATGCAACATCCGCATCGTACACCAGGTAGGACTTGAACCTACGAATAGCCGAATTATGAGTTCGGTGCCTTAACCAACTTGGCTACTGGTGCATATTATAAGTATAGCAACCAAGTCAGCCAAAGTCAAACTCACATGATATAATGGTTATATGATAAAAGAAGGCGACTTTGTTATGGGTATGACATCAGAAGGCATGATTCATGGCATGGTAGAGCATATTATGATTGAAGGCGGTACCTATGGTGTACCTGGAACAGAGTATGCAATCGAATCAATGCCACCAGAAAACCCAGCAATGGCTGTTAGAATTTACGAAGAAGAAGATGGTACATGGGAGCCTACAGCCTACAGTATTGGAATGATGTATAAAGATGCAGAAGTTATTGATATAAATAACCATAGCATGGGGGAAAAAGATATGGATTCAGAAATAGGAATGGCAATGTTTGATGCTCAAGTTGGCAAAGCAGATGACTCAATGATGCCAACAAACACATACCAAGGAAAAGAATATGATGGTTGTGGATGCCCAACATGTAAAGAACTTAATGTAAACTGCGAGAATTGTCCTGTTTGTCAATCAGAATCAATGAAGGGTGACTGCTGTCCTGATTTAAATAAGAAAGCACCTTGTTGGGATGGCTATGTACAACGTGGTATGAAGCCAGGAGCAAATGGCAGACCAGTTCCTAATTGCGTTCCTGCTGCAAAAGCAGATGATCTATTTGAAGATGATGACACAGTTGAATATGAAACAGACTCAGTATCAAAGGCTGAAGGATACTCACCACCAGCAGGAGCAAGATCTGCTGCTCGTAGAGCAATTAAGTTTAAAGAAGATGGTAAAGCAACTGGTGCAGGAACTGCAGTTGGTTGGACTCGTGCAGGGCAGTTAGCAAGAGGAGAAACTATTTCTCTTAGTACTGTCAAAAGGATGTATTCATACTTCTCACGACATGAAGTAGACAAGAAGGGCAAGGATTGGGGTAACTCAGCAAATCCTTCTAACGGATACATAATGTGGTTAGCGTGGGGTGGAGATGCAGGATTCTCTTGGTCACGAGGAATTGTTAATCGTGAAAAAGATAAAGCATTGTTTGCTGACTTTGGAAAAGATTACACAAGAGTTCAGAGCGAAACTCACACAGTATGATCATTGACAATACAAATCCAAACTATAGAATCATTAAAAATTTTTTAAATGATCAAGAGTTTTCTCAAATCAAAAAAGATCTAGAATCTCAGTCTGACGAACACTGGAACTATGAGTTTGATACATATTATCCAAAGAGAGAAGACGTTACAGAGGACTACTGGACTGGCATAAAAGACTGGCGAGGAATGTCTATTAATCTATCCAAAGATAGAAAAGAACTATTAGAAAAAAATAACATCAACGTAGAACTGTATCAAAACATACTTTACCTTGCACAAAAGCAGGTAGAGGCTAGGTTTGAGGTAAAGGTAGTAAACGAACAATATCTTTTGAACAGATGGAGAGTTGGCAGAGAGCAAAGACCACATGTAGACTATGTTCTTGATGAAGAAGATAACAATTATGACAACATGCATCAGTTTGGAATGACTGATGAATACATAGATCTATTTAAAAAGAATTACAAGACAAAGCATTTTTCTACTATGATATATCTTAATAGTGATTTTGAAGGGGGAGAGTTATACTTCCCTCATTATGATAATCTTCACATTA